TTAGAAGAACTTGCTGATACTTCCGATTACTTCAAAGACATTGATGATGCGTGATTTGTCGAATTCCTGTTCATCGTAGTCATTGGTGTTGATGGGGATGAAGCGCAGTTTGTCCGGATCCGGCGACCTGCGCAGGATTTTAATGGTACGGATGGTGTCCAGTACCACTGCATAGATTTCGCCATACTGGATGTCATTGAGTGTGCATTGGTGCAGGGCAATGATGTCGCCATGGTTTATTTTGGGCTCCATGGAGTGGCCGGTGACATTGCACCAGAGGCTGGCTTTTTCGAATCCCCTTATTACGATGTTGGTGGCGGGTATGTTTACCTGAGAGTTGAACACCTCATCGAATCCCCCAATAAAGTCAACATCGTAGTATGGTGTGCCGACAGATGGGTTCATAGATGTTGTAGGCAGAGTCGAAGGATTGGCTTCGTCTGCTGTTTGAATGCCGTTCAAATCATCTTTCAACATGCTACCTGCACCAACAAGCAACCAGTCTGCTGAAAGGTTCGGATATGAGGTTAAAACTTTAACTATAGCATCTCCTCCAAGCTGACTGGACAGATTTTTCCCTTTGAAATTACTATCGGAAATGCCAGTCGTGCTGTAGAAATCAGCCTTTTTAATGCCTTCAGACTCTAAGAAGGTTAAAATTCTATCCTTTATAGTTGAAATATTCTCCATAATCTTTTGATGGGTTAAAATTTTGCCCTATATTTGCAGCGTGTTTAAGATGTAAACAGCGCGCCAAATATACAAAAAAGGCGTGTGATTAGCGAATTTTAAGGATTAAAGAAAATGAAAGCAAAAGTAATTATAGCTCAAGCAACAGCTGAGACCGCCGAAACTCTTTACGGCTGGTCAAGAAGATGGTAGATACAACAGCAATCAAGGCTTATCCCAGTGTAGATTATCAGGCAGTTTTCTTTTCGGCTGATAGATACGACTTAGACTTTGTAAAAAGAGTATTGGCGGATAAGTGCTTTTCTTTCAAAATTGAAGATGCAGAATAATACAATAAAATAAGTGAGATTATGACACAGCAAGAATTTGAGGAAAGAACCCAATGCGCGGTAAATGCAGAAACATTTGCCATTATCAACCGGCTTTATATGGCCACAGACATGTACAAGGATGATTTCTGCAAGGAGTTTAAAGCGATGGACGACCCGACGAGCGGGGGAATCCGGAGGTCGCTCCAAGAAATCAGCATTCGCTTAGGGGTGTTGGAGGACACAAATGCCAGCCTGAAGGAATCCATACGGCAACGTAACAGCGACCTTGCCGACTTCCTGATTGGCAAGGCGCATGCGTATGATGATACCGATTTCCGCAAAGAAGCGGTAAGGCTGGCTGGTGAAGTGGAAGTGGTGAAACGGACCATCGAATTGGGGCTTCCGCTTTGGGATGAAGACAGGAAGGTTGTCCTTTCGATGATAGAAAAACAAGGCAAATAGATTGCCGGATAACTGGCAGCCCGGAAAGACGGGCAGGGGCGGCAGGCACGGCCGGAAAGTTGGTAAACAGAAAATGAGAAAGCGAAATAAGAAAGCGTAGAAAGCCGTCGGGGTTCGATTCCCCGCGCCCCACGATATTAACCTCTAAAAATTCAGATTATGGCAAAGAACATCAATCAAGCAAAAGTAGAGCGTCAGTATAAGCAGAAGATGCTCGCCATGACAGGAAGCGTAAGTCACACACTGAACATTGCCGACCAGGCGATGGACCTGGCCGAGCAGTTCATGACGGAGGGCGAGTTGATCAACTCGGATGCCTACCGTGTATTGGAAAATTTGACTTGCGTATGTGAAGATGCGCTGAGAGTGCTTTGCAATGCAATCAGCAAGCACCCCGAGGGTTCAAGTTCTATTCCGGGCGATAAATCTTATCAATCAGAGGAAGCATCAGTTCCTCTGACCCATCCCCAGACTGCTGAAAGACTTGAAGTGCTTGAGCAGCAGCGTAGGAATCTATTATTCTTGGTATGTCGTATTCTTCAAGCCGGCCCTGGATATAAGCTACGTCCATCAGAACTTGCAGCTGAAACCGTCGGCGACATATCTTATCTTTCTCGAGAGGCGAGAGCTTTTCTTTATTCTCAAATGGTGCGAGAAGCTCGCGTTCAAACTTCCATAGAAGGTATTTAGCAAGCCACACTTTGTCGTCTTTCTCTTTGTCATGTTCAAAGATGGTAGGCAACAAGGATGTAAAGTAATCACGCAAGGCTTGAAACTGAGCCTTTAAAAGTATCATATCAGTATCCATAAGGCTGTAAACATTGTAAACAGCTCTAAAGATACCCAATCTTAAAGAAATAACAAAATGAGAAAGCAGATTTTGACCGATAACGAGACAAAGACCTTCCTGATGAAGACCTTTAAGTGCAGCCGCCAGGCTGTGTGGCAGGCACTAAATTTTGTCCGTGACAGCGACCAGGCCCGCCGGATCCGCACCCTCGCCCTGAAACGAGGCGGCAAGCTGACTGACGGCGAATTCATCCCCAACTGTGAAACGACCTTTGAAGAGTGTGTGCATACCATGACCTGCACCTTCGGTCCCCGTGTAAAACTGGTAGTCCACCGGAAGACCAACGATGTGGACGTGTACGTGGACGGGAAACGGACCGAAACCTACCAATGTGAGTTTGTATCAGACTTCATGCAGCTGCAGCACGAGACCCAACAGATGGCAGCCGCCTTATAAACAGCAATGAAATGGAGTATTATGGAAAGATATTGTGCATATCATACAAGGATTTGACCTACGATGACCGCCCGGTGATTCGGGAAGACGGAAAGGCCGACTACAGCAAGAGCCGTGCGCTGCGAGGACATCATCCCTCCATGCTTTCCATGGAAGAACTTGCTCCCATCATGTCGGTACCCAATTACAAGAAGTTGGCGGCCAGGAAAGAAATCAACGTTGTGCGACAAGGCAAGGGGCTTGGAAGTTATGCACTGATAGAGATTGCCACCATGCCCCTGCGATTTCAGGAACGGATAAAATTAAAATACGGAGAAATGAAAGAAAATATTTTGAGGAACTGGTTTATCGGTCATTACCACATCGATGCGAAAGCCCGGGAATTCTACACCCGGTTCCGCTTTGACAACGGTGATGCCCTTCCTCCGGAACACATACAGGAATATACGGTGAACGCTTCGGTCATTGAAGCCGTGCTTCGTGCGATGGACGATGTCACCTTTATGCGCAAGGCCATGAAGGCCGGTCCGGTGAACTGGGGCGAGCTGGCAGGAGCCATCAGCTACTATCAGGCAGAGTTCGGGCATACCCTGCCCGTGAGTTCCAACCGCTTCAAGAAGCGTGTGAATGACTTCAAGGCCCACGGCTATGAAAGCCTTATCAGCCGCAAGTTCATGAACCAGAACCGCCGGAAAGTGACCTACGACATTGAGCGCCTGCTGCTGAGCATCGATGGCCAACCGGAGCAGCCCTTCAACACTACGGTGTGGGAGCAGTACAATATGTTCGTACAAGGTGAACTGGAACTGTACGACCCCGAGACCGGCGAGGTGTTGAACCCAGCAGACTTTACCGACAAGGACGGCAATCCGGTGGTATTGAGCCCGGCCACGGTAGCCAATATCTTGAACAACCCCAAGAACAAGGCCCTTAGAGCCAAGCTTCACATGAGCCAATGGGATTTCAACAACGCCTACCGCCCCTACCATCTGCGCAGTATCGGTGAGTTCTCATTGAGCAAGGTGAGCCTTGATGACCGCGACCTGCCTCGCCCGATGAAGGATGGCAACCGTGTGAAAGCCTATTATGCCTACGATGTGGTGAGCGGCGCTGTGGTAGGATATGCCTACAACCGGTACAAGACTACCGAGTTGTTTTTGGACTGCATGCGAAACATGTTCCAAACCCTGGACCGGAACGGCATGTATATCCCTGCCGAGCTGGAAGTGGAACACCACCTGGTAAGCGACTTTGCCGACGGATTGATGCAAGCCGGTACCGTTTTCCCCTTGATCCGCTGGTGTAATCCCGGAAACTCCCGCGAAAAACGTGCCGAGCACAAGAACCGCGAAAAGAAATACGGTGTGGAGAAACGCACGCAGGTAGGTATCGGCCGCTGGTGGGCCAAGCTGGAGGCCAACCGCCCGAAGGAAGAAAAGGTGTATGACGAAAAGAACAACACCTACAAGGTGAAGACCTATAGTTATGAAGAACTGGTAGCCGATGACATACGCGCCATCCAGACCTTCAACGCACAGCCTCACCCCAACCAAAAGCGCTATCCGGGCATGAGCCGTTGGGATGTGCTTTGCGCCCATCAGAACCCGAACCTTGCACCTTGGGACAAGGCCGTTCTTTACCGGTTCATCGGACAGCACACCGAAACAACCATCCGGCAGAACACCTACTGCACGGTGATGTACAACCAATACGGACTGCCCAGCCCGGAAATCATCGAAAAGCTGGAGCCGAGGAACTACAAGGTAGATGCCTATTATCTGCCCGATGCCGACGGAACCATCAACGAGGTATATATCTACCAGAACGGACGATATATCGCCACCTGCAAGCCCGTAGCCCGTTACAATGAGAATACAGCCGAGCAGACCGAGTACGACAAGGCAGCCTATACCGAACAGTCCAAGTATGTAGCCCAGTTCGACAAGATGATGAAGGACGGCAAGATCAAGCGTGTGGGCATCCTTGCCAAAGAGGAAGCGAAACTGATAACAGAGGTACAGGCGGAAGCCGTTCCCCTTCCTGCACAAGCCGAGGAAGAAGATTACTCAGCCTATATGGACATCAGTGCCTTTGAGCATGATGCAGTAGCCAAGATATAATTAACGACGTTAGAACGAATTTAAAACAGCATTCAAATGGAAATAACAAATGAAGTAAAACAACGTATTGTGGCAGCGATAGCCGCCGACCGTGAAAATTATCCCAGTGACAACCGTCATGCTACGGCACTGGGCATAGCCCCCAGTGTGTACAATACCATCAAGCGGGGCAATTATGAAAAGCAGGTCAGTGATGCCAACTGGGTAGGCATAGCCCGAAGACTGGGCGTGCAACTGCGTACGGAAATGCCCTGGCAGGCAGCACAGACCCCGACCTATGTGTTTGTGAGCAAGCAGCTGGAAGTGTGCCAGGGAAGCGGGCTGAGCGCCATCCTGTGCGATATGCCCAATATCGGCAAGACCTTTACAGCGAAAGCTTACGTGAAGCAGCACAAGCACGCCGTATATGTGGACTGTAGCCAGGTGAAGACCAAACTGAAGCTGATACGCTACATTGCCAAGGAATTCGGCGTGACCAGCAACGGACGCTACAGCGACGTGTATGAGGATCTGGTGGCTTACCTCCGCACGATAGATACGCCCCTGGTTATCCTGGATGAAGCCGGAGACCTGCAGTATGAAGCCTTCCTTGAACTGAAGGCCCTGTGGAACGCCACCGAGCGCTGCTGTGCGTGGTATATGATGGGTGCAGACGGGCTGAAGGAAAAGATTAACCGCGCCATCGAAGGCAAGAAGGTGGGCTATACCGAAATGTTGAGCCGCTACGGTGACTCTTACAGCAAGGTGACCCCGGACGATGCGCAGGAACGCGAAAAGTTCTTGAAGGCCCAGGCTGCCATCGTCGCAAAAATCAATGCCCCGGACGGTGCCGACATTGCCAAGATTGTTCACAGCACCGGAGGCGGCTTGCGGCGCGTATATACCGAAATCGAAAAACTAAGGAGGATGCAGGCATGATAACAAAAATAGAAATGCAAGCGATGGATGCCGTTATAGGTATCCACCGAGAAATGAGAAAGGCGAATGAGATAGACTGGGAGAAGCGCAGATATGAGATAGCGAAAGAAATCCTGCCCCATCTGGTAAATGAGAACAAAACATTGGCCATACAGCATGGGATCTACTGCAGTAAAAAAGAAATAGCATCCATTGCCGTTGAATATGCCGATCTTTTAATTCAAGAACTGAAAGGAGGTAATCATGAAACTGAAGAGAGCGTACAGCCCCGGTGAGGTGCTGAATATGAAGATACCCCGGTATGAATTTACCGGGGCTTGGCAAGCCTCGATTGGCAACCCTGCCAAGAGTGGCGTGTGGATTATCTGGGGTGCCAGCGGGAATGGAAAGAGCAGCTTTGTGATGCAGCTGGCCAAATACCTGTGCAGTTTCGGACGCGTGATTTATGATAGTTTGGAAGAAAGTACCGGTTTGTCGTTCCAGATGAGCCTGAAACGGCATAAGATGGATGAGGTGCGCAAGCGGTTGGTTATCCTTGACCGAGAGTCGATGGACCAGCTGGAGGAACGTCTGCAGCGCCGGGGCAGTCCCGGCATTGTGATTATCGACAGTTTCCAATACAGTGGTTTGAACTACAAGACCTACAAGGAGTTTAAGGAGCGCCACCCCAAGAAACTGTTTATCTTCATCAGCCATGCTGAAGGGGCACATCCGGCAGGTAGAAGCGCCCGCAAGGTGGAATATGATGCCGATGTGAAAATCATGGTAAGCTGTTTCAAAGCCTGGTGCAAAAGCCGCTTTATGGAAAAGCCCGGTGAACCCTACGTGATATGGGAAGAAGGTGCTGCCAAAACATTGAAGGACGATAATATGGAGGATTATTTGAATGATGGAATGGGAGAATAAGCTGTACCAGATACTCCTGAAAGAACAGGAAGCGGAGGCCGTGGTGGACGATTGGGTAGAACGTAACATACAAAGCGACCTCCGTCTGCGCAGGGCCAAGACAAAGGGACACGTAGTGATAGAAACCAGGGATGTGATGTTTGCTCGGAATATTCAGGTATGGCATCCGTCCTGCCAAATAAACATTAAAGATTTGAAGTGATGGAAAAGAAAGAAGAAAAGAAAGTGTGCTGCATCTGCGGCAAAGAGTATGAGGGCTACGGATACAATCCGTTCCCGGTGAAAGAAGAAGGCTGCTGCTGCCAATCGTGCAACTACAGTGTGGTGGTTCCGGAACGGTGGGAACGACACAAGGCTTTTCAACGTGGTGAAGCGACCGGTGCCGGGAAAGTGTACATCAGCGGAGCCATCGCGCACTATGATATGAATGAGCGCAAGGAAGCCTTCAGCCGTGCCGAGGAGAAACTGATGGCACAAGGCTATGATCCTGTAAACCCTTTCAGGAACGGATTGCCGGATGAAGCTCATTGGAGAGCCCACATGCGGGCCGACATTGCCCTGTTGCTGGCTTGTGACTATATCTACATGCTGAAGGACTGGGAACTGAGCAAGGGAGCCAAACTGGAGCTTGACGTAGCCAGTTCGTGTGGCATTAAAGTATTGTTTGAATAACCTTTTAATAGTGAATGTATGGAAGAAAAACAGAAAGTTCAGGTCGTATTTGAATTTGACCGTTCCGAGTATGACGCGTATCTCTTTTTGATGAATCAAAAGAAGACGAAAGAGGTAGAGCAAATATGGAACACCATGAGCGGTGAGCCTGTGGTTGCGGATATTGATTTGTTTGAAGAGGACAGCCAGTCTGTAAAACTTATGATGATAAGTTTGGCAATTCTTTCAGTGGAGAAAAAAGTGAAAGGATGATATGGCACAGGAAGTAACCAATTTCGCCCGGTTCTATGCATTGTTCAACAAACTGCCTTATCAGGGCGATCGGGAGGAATTCAAAAAACAAATCGTGCTGCAGTACACGTGGAACCGGACAGACAGTCTGAAGGAAATGACGGCCAAGGAGTATGAAGTTTGTTGTACTGCTCTGGAGAAACTGAGCGGACAAGACGAATGGCGGCAGAAACTTCGCGAGGAACTGCGACGGAAACGCAGCGTCTGCCTGAAGCTGATGCAACAGTTGGGTATAGACACCACCGACTGGAACCGGGTGAACGAATTCTGCAACAACCCCCGGATAGCCGGCAAGCCCTTTGTTCAGGTTAGTACAGCCGAGCTGGAACAACTGGCCATCAAACTGCGGGCTATCCAACGAAAAGGAGGTTTAACCGATAAATAGAGCAATATGGATAAAAAAGCACATGAAGCGCTTGAGCGCATAAGAAAAGACGTGACCCTTACGACATCCGATATGGAGAACCAGGATGCAGCGGAGTTTTTCAACGAACTGGCCGACTGGGCGTATGCCAATGGGGAGGCCATGCTGATAGACGATGAACCGGAAAAGCAGGATGATTATGAGGATAGATGACCAAGACAAGCTGATAAAAGCGGGGTTCTGTATAATACGAAAGGATGATTATCCAGGCCCGAGGATAAAGATGTGTACCGGCATAAACGGTGGCTGGAAGACATACAAGAAGTTTGAAACCAAAGCAGAAAGAGACAGGACATTCGCTTTGCTGCTGAAGGATGACAAAGTAATAGCTGATTAACAACTAAAATGATTTAAAATGGAAAAGAACAATCAAAGTGTGGACATCAAGTCCCTGAGTAAAGAACAGCGAGCAGCCCTCATGGCCCAGCTGCAGCAAGAAGAGAAAGAAGACCGCATCGCCCGTCGTGAAACTTACGAGGCATTACGCGGTGAGTTTATGCACGAAGTAAAGACCAACGTTCTTGAGATGGTGAATGCCGTGACCGGGTTCCGCGGATGGCTGGAAAAAGAAGCCGATGCCTTTACCAAGGTGATGAAGGAATACGGCCAGGTGAAAAGCGACGAACAGCGCAGCTATACCATTACGGACGGAGACTTCCGTCTGGAAGTGAAAAGCAACAAGGTGAAAGGCTTCGATGAACGAGCCGACATGGCAGCCGACCGTCTGATTGACTATTTGAAGCGCTACATGCAGAACAGCGAGAAAGGTTCTGATGATCCGATGTATCAGATGGCCATGACCCTGCTGGAGCGCAACAAGATGGGCGACCTGGACTACAAGAGCATTTCAAAGCTGTATGAACTGGAAGATAAGTTCGATGAAGAGTATGCAGACATCATGCGCCTGTTCAAGGAAGCTAATGTAGTGCAGCGCAATGCCACCAACTACTACTTCAGCCGCCGCAACCCTGAAAACGGCGTATGGACCCGCATTGAACCCAGTTTCTGCCGTTTGTAACCGAAACCCGTTAACCCTATAAACAGAAAGCGCCGCAGTTGTTATAATTGCGGCGCTTTTGTTCTTAAAATAGATGGAAATCAGTTATTTTTGTAAGAGAAATAAAATGTATGGGCAAAGGACGGGATAAAGAACTGATCAAGCTGCGTGACGAGGCACTATGCCGTCGTTACTACTATTGGACAGAAATACAGCGGTTGCGGTTCGACGATGCTTTAAAAGTGTTGTCGGAGCGCGAATTCTTTATATCCGAGGAACGTATCATGACCATCATCCGCCGGAAATCACGTGAGGGAACAGACTACAATCTGAAGCCTGTTCCCAAGGTGAAAGCCCCCCGTCTGACTGCCGCCCAGCTGGAACTATTCCCCATAAGATGACGGCATGGCCGATTCATCGTGCAGTGTGAATGAGAACGTCATTTCATAGACCTTGATGTAATGCGGCATGGCATACGAACGGCTTTTCTCGCGTACCAGCGGCGAAGCGTTGTCCGTGCATTGCAGACACTGCAGCGACTTGTATAATTTCTTGGCCAGCTGCTGCCTTTCCCTCACCTTGTCATACGTGCCGGATGCGTAGCTTGTATCGTCGTAACAATCGATGGCCAGCCGGACGGTCAGTGCGGATTCGCTTTTCTGTGCCCCGTATCCGAGGTCGTGCCAGTCGGAGTTTGTATTTCCGATTAATACACAAGGGAAAGTGACCGGGTACTGGTCTTCTTCTGCTCCCATTTCCAATTGTCCGTAGTCCTCGTCGATGAGAGAGAGTTCCGGCATTTCCTGTGCAATCTGTTCCATGATTGCGATAAAAATTTCGTCCATATCGTTATTGGTTTAAAATGTTGGTAATTTCCTGGTCCACCTTTTCCCGGATACGCCGGTTCAATTCTTCGCTTTCGCCCATGAACTGGCGCTGCGGGATGCGGATGTGCAGTTTCTTTTTTGGGGTAAGCGCCATGTTCCTCCAGAACTGTGCCTGCGGATTCAGTTCCTTCGGCTTGGAACGTCGTTTGACGCGTTTCTTTTGCCCTGTGCCGGTTTTTTTTCTTTTTCCCGAAGCCTTGTAGAACTTGGCCCATGCAAAGCGCCTCATGCGGTCTGTGACGGTGACATCGATTTCCCCGCCCCAGTTGTTGATGGGTGCATAGACCACCTCGTTGAATACCCTTACCCGGTAGTCTGCAGGTGTATATCCGACCGATTTGAACAGATGCTTCCTGCCGGAGAGCAGCGTTCCATAATTGCTGGCGGCATCGGAACCTCCCGAGGACAGCCGTTTGGCTTTGGGCCAAGGGTGAAGACCGCCATTGACAAATCCACCCTGCCGGAAGTTATCCTGAAAATGGTCTTTGGCCATTCGTCCTACCATGACTGGCATTTTGCGGCGCATCATACTGTCCAGCCTGTCACGTTTCCGCTTTATCATTTCCGTAAAATCTTTTATGTCCATAATCATCAGTAATTCAAGAATAATTTATAACTTTGCAACCGAGGCTTCCAATATGCCTTTTATGCGTTATGAATATACCGGAACAAGTAAAGAACGAGGCCCGTGTACTTATTGAGCAATACGGTGACACCTTCGAATACCTTGGTATTTATGAAGGCCAGGAAGCCTATGTGTTCAAGTTTCCGGGGGACTCCTGTACCGGTTATCCTTTCGTCTATCTGTATGACGGTAAAGACGCAACCGAAATAACCGGTCCGTTATCCCTTGACGTTATCGATTCATGTATCGAAAATATCGAGAAAGGAGACATCGAATAGCTTATTGTCAATTCTCAGGACTCCCCTGCAGTTGTGGGAAGTCGCAGCTCCTATTTCACATAAATATTTTACGTCTTTCCATTCCATTCCTGAACCGGCAGAATTATCGCTTTGGGGTTCGATATACCTTAGTTCACCATCCGCAAACCGTTGCAGGATTGTAGCATGCCCGCCCCCGCTTTTCCAGCCGATACTCAATTCATACACGCCTTCTTCCTTACATACCTCATTGAAATACTCCATGTACCTTTTAGGGGTCATTTTCAAGTACCCTTTGTGCGCAAGCCAGCTGTTTATACTTATATGTTGCGCCGGAGTACCGTCGGTGTTTTTCCAGACTTCAAAAGCACGTCCATTACTCAGGTATTCAAGTTTAGACCCTGCGACATTGCCTTTGGCGGTAATATCCCATCCACGTAATCGTAAAGCGTATGCCGGTGCGCAAGTCTGGCAGTTGATACTGTATGGAGTATCCCGTTTTTTATCGTAATCGCTGTTCTTCCGGTATCTGTTTCCCCTTTTATCACGATATATCCCGTTAGGATCAGGAATATACTCGTCCACGTGTTTGGGATTCGCATTCTGTTTATCCGCCTTATCCACATCCATAGGTTTTCCTTTTTTGATTTTAAGAGCCTTTTCCATTTCGAGGTTGTTCCGGGCAATGGCCATTTTTTCCTCCCCGGTAAGGTAGTCCGGCATTTCCGCAATCATCTCGTCAATACGGGCCATAAGTTTATCCACCGCTTTATGGGCACCCTTGTGGGCTTCTGCCTGATATGGATGATTGTCGGAAAACAGTTTGCCGTCCGTTCCCGGATTGTTATCCAGTCCGGGCTGGGGCTTGTTCTTGTCGTCTTCGTCCGGAAGTGGTGTCGGCTCCTCGTCGGTGGCAGTGAGGTCGCACTTGCAGTTCCACCGGTCGCCCGGTCGGTGGATGTTCCAGAACGTGTCATCAATCGGCCGGATGGTATTCCAGAACGGGCGGTGGTCAGCCCCCGGATGAATGGAGGTGGACGGTAGCCATTTGAGGTTGGGCAGAATATCGCGTTCGCGCAGGAACTGTTGCCAGTCAGCCGCCTGATGCGCCCGGATGACCGCCGTATCATACTCCGTCCGCAGCCAGTGACGAACCTGATGGGAAGCAATGGGCAAGACTTCCTGTACCCATTTGTCGAACGGTTTTAAAATGCCGTTTGAATCCAATAAAAGTCGTGCCATGTCATTCTGCATACGATGTACCTTGAATGCCGAGAATACGGCATTGTTCCGGAGTATGGCATTTCTGAAATCCTCGTCCGGAGTAATGGCCTTGGATTTGCTGAACCCTTCCTTTGCCGCCTTGTCCATCTTTGCCCATATTTCATTGAACAGGTTGATTTCGATTTCGGTTGCCGGATGAAAGTCCCTGCTGTATATGTTCAGCAAGGCACGCCGCAGCACCTCTTCGGAGAAGTCAAACTCCATGGAGACGCTGCCATTATCAGCCGCATACAGTCTGTCGACTACCAGTCTAAAGCTGCCCCGTCTGCCGGGGCTTTCACGAAAAAACCTTTGAGCCAGTTCCGGAAGTTTCTTTTCTGTTTCGGTGTCGGTTCATCATCCCGTCCCTTATTCGCTGGCTCCGGCTCCTTCTTCGGGCTTGGAATCCGGTCGGCTTGTTCAGCCGTCTTTTGTTCCGCCTTCAGCTGCTCGTAATTGGCCGGTTTGTCGATACCGAATTCCTCATAGAGATAATCGTCGTCGATGGGGATGTTGAAGTTCTTCTTCAGCTGCGTGAGGATGGATATTTTGGTACCGGCATCCGTTTCTTTCGGTTCCGGAAAGCAGAATGTCCCCCCTTCAGTATTGATGCCCATGCGCAGCAGAATGTCCGTCATGTCGTAATTCAGCACGTTGAGCACGTATTTCCGGTCAGCCTCCAGTACCTTGTCCTCTACTTTCTTATGAACCGTACCCAAAGCCTGTGTGCCTTTTTCGGACGATTCGGTTGTCAGCGTATTGCCCAGTATCAGTTTGGAAATTTCGTTGTTGCACCGTTCGCAGAGGCGTTCATAGACATCGGCAGACCCTGTTTTGTTTCCGGCTTCCGTAAGTTTGAGTTCCGTGTCCTTGGCATGAAAGAACTGCGCCAGACTTCCGGCGTTGGCCGCATCCTCCATGGCCCGCTGGCGGGACTCGTCGTCGTCGGAGTCATAGATATATTCCTGTATGGGCATGCCGAATACCTCGGAGAACTGTGCCCAGTCGCCCGTGGTGTTACGTTTGTAAATGACCCAAGGTGCAGCCTTGGCCAACAGCCCCAAATCGGACGGTGAACCCACAAAAAGCAGGTCGGTATATTCATTCCAGGAATGGCCGGTAATGTCCGTCTGGTGGCGCAGGATGAGTTCCCTGACCGGATCCACATGCTTGCGCGGTACCAGGTCATAATCCACCCACTCCTGCAGCTTGTAGAACTGGCAGAGCGAGAAGCCCCAGAATTTCGCATCAAGGATGTCACCCACCAGCCGGTTGAACCAGGGCGACTGTATCTGTTCGTTGATTTTATC